TACAGCTGGTAGGTCACGGTGATGTCGTCGTAGTAGCCTAGGTCGGCGTGGAGCTTTCCGCTCCGGCCCGGCACCACATACTCTTGCAGCTTGGCAGCCGGGGTGGGGATGTTGGGCTTGTACTCGATGTGTGCCCCGTACTCCTCGCTGCTGTGGCCGTTAAAATACAGGTATCTGTCCACTGCTTGCAGCCTCCTCGTTGATCATCTGGCTCAGGCGGTCTATAGTGTACTGGGCCAGCTTTTCCTCGTCCATGCCGGGCTGTGCCTGGATGGTCATGGTCACGCCGCCCAGCTTGACCGTGCTGGACTTGTAGTTTTGCTCGTAGGATGGCGACGCCATGCCCACGTCGTACTGCATCTGGGTCTGCAAATCGCTACTGACATCCCGGGCCGCATTGCGCAGGACATAGGCGTTATTTTTTAGGCTGTCCGCCATGCCGTGCACCATGTCCGGCATCCACGTCTCATAGTCCCGCAGGGGGCCTTTGTCGGGCCGAGAAAAATGCAGAAACGCGCGGATCAAGCCGCCAACAATTTTTACGGCTTTCATAAGGATCCCGGATTTTGCGGCTACTGTCACCATGCCGGACGCCATGCCTTTTACAAGGTCACTACCCCAAGTGGAGCCGAGTCCTTGCAAGCTTGACAAATTGACACCTACCAGATTGCTCATCACAGACAGCATCATGGTCTGCAAGCCGTTGGCCAGTCCGCCGTTCTGGGTGTTCATGTACCCGTTAGCAAAGGCCACCAGGCCGTTGGTGATCAGGCTGCCCACATCCACGTTATCCCAAAAGCTATCCCAGGCGCGGTATCCTTTGGCCATATCATAAAACCAGCTGCCCAGGGGGCTCTTTTTCAGGCTCTGCGCGGCTTTTTCCAGCCCTCCCAGCTTGGTGTCCAGGTCAAGGATAAAGCTAGAAAAACCGCCCAGGATGCCCTCGGTATTCTGGAGATCAGCGTTTAAATCCTCGGATTTTTCTTTGACGTCGGTTAAAACGCCGTTGACATAGGTCTTTGTCTCGGTCACGGTCTGCTTCTGCCCGTCTTTGATGCGGGTATAGCAGTCTGTCACCACCTCGGTGGCAGAGATCACCGTGTCCTTGATCTCGCCGGTCACGGCGTCCACCGCCTTGGCCGTCTGGGTCGTGGTCTCGGTGGTGCGGGTAATGTTGCCCACCATGTCCTCGGTACCCTTGACAGTCTCGGTGCGGGTGTTGGTAGCGGTACGGGTCGCCTCGGCTACCGCGTCGCTGGTGGTTTTAGTGGACGTCACCACGCCGTCAAGCAGGGTCTGCACCCGCTTAAAATTTTGCTCCTGTCCATCTACCACCTGCGTCCAAGTCTCGGTGATTGTCTGGGCCGTTTCTTTTGTGGTTCCCTTGAGCTTCTTTGTCGTGCCGTCGTAGACGTTGTAGGTGTTGTCAGCGGTTTCGGTCACCCGCTTGATGGCCCCCACAATGCCCTCGGTGCCAGTCACCAGCTCGGTGGCGGTGGAGATCACACTGTCGGCCAGTTTTTTGGTATCGGCTGCGGTCTGTTTTGGAGAAGAGCTTTTCTTGGAGCTCCCGCTCCCGGAAGTTTCGGCCAGATCAGCAAGTAGCTTTTCTTGCTTTGCCTGACTCACGCGGGCATCGTGAAGATTTTTTCTTCTCTGGCGGTCTTCATCCGTGGTGGTGTTTTTTGGAGAAGTATCCACGGTAAAACTGCCGCCCTCGCTGCCGCCAAAGCCCTGAGCGTCTTTTGTAGCCGCTTTATAGCCAAGGATGGCTTTTGCAGCGCTCTGGGCATGATGTGCGACATTTTGGAAAGAGGACGCCAGATTATTTACGCCATTTCGGAAAGTTTCGTTGCTGGCATAAGCGGTGCCAAGCGCACCAGCCAAGCCGCCAAGAGCTGCAATCACAATGCCGATGGGGTTGGCGCTCATGGCCGCATTGATGGCAAGTTGAGCCGTCGAGAGCAGCATTGCAGAGCCTTTGGCCGTGATAAATGCTGCGGCCAGAGTTCCAAGGGCGATTTTCAGCGCCTCAGAATGTTCGGCGCAGAATTTTGCTGCAGAGGCAACGGCGGAGAGTTTAGGCTCTGTCTCACTGGCCGCATTCATCATGCCCACAAAGCCGCCTGTATCAAAGCCGTCTTTCATCGCCACGGTCAGCTCATTGGCCTTGGTGACAAGGTTTCCGAAAGCCGTGGTAAGGTTGGCCGTCAGTGCACCGGAAAGCTGGGTGGCGTTATCTTTGAGCGTGGAGAGCTTGCCGTTGATGGTCTCGCTCTGGGCGCTCATCGAGTTATAATAGCGCCCCCCCTCTTCAGCTGCATTTTGCAGTGCAGCCGTCAAGAGGTCGTAGGTCACTGTCATTTTTTGCACTTCGGCAGTGCTTTTGCCGGTATAATCGGCCAGGATGCCGTAGACATCAATGCCAGCATAGGCAAACTGCTTGATGTCTGCCGCCGTGGCCTTGCCAGCGTTTTTGATCTGCTGGAGGTTTTGAGCCATTCGGCCCAGCTCATCGCTTCCGCCGCCCACGGCAGAGACAGCATCGCCAAGGGCCAGAATGGTTTTGCGGGAGTTTTCTGCCGTTTCGCCGGTAGAGATCAGATACTCGTTTGCTTTTACAAGGTTGGCCGTATCAAACGGCGTCCTTGCAGCATCTTTTTTGATCTGTTCCAGTGTTTCGGAGGCCTTTTCCTGGCTTCCCAGCATGTTGGTCAGCGCCACCTGGTACTGTTCGACTTGGGCATTATAATTTACGCCCGTTGTTACAGCCTGAGAGCCGATCTCTTTGATTTTTCCAGCGATGGCCGAAAATGCAGTGGCTAAAGTCTGGCCTTTTGCCACTTCTCCAGCCATTCCATCAAAAAAGCCGCTCTTTTTCTGGATGCTGCCAAGGCTGTCGGCGGCTTTGTCGGTCTTGTCGGCAAATTCGCCCATGCCGTTCTTGGCATCTTCCAGCCGGCTTTTCATGGTCTGCAAGTCGGCGTTGGTCTTGTAGATGGATGTCCGGTAAGCGGACGCCTCATTGCTGGCCGCGCCATACTTTGCAACCGCGCTTTGGAGCTGCACGTTTTGCAGTTTGATGGCTGCTTCCTGTGCCTGGATCTGCTTGCTGAGCACAGACGCCACAGAGGTGGCTTTTTGCTGGGCAGTGCTGTTTTTGCCAAGGGCAGCAGTGGTGGACGCCATTTCCGCAGCATATTCTTTTTGCTGCTGGATGATGTTTTTCATCTGCTGGCGGTATTGCTGCTCACCCTCAACGCTGATTTTCGGGCCAATGTCCGTTCTTGCCAAGCTTTACCACCTCCTTACTCGATTTTTTCCAAATCGTCCACATCCACATAAATCTTCTGGTCGGCGCCGTTTTCTATCTGGATGCAGGCCAGATAATCCAGCATGTTGCCCAAAGGGCAGGCAAGCACCTGCTCTTCATCCATGCCGATTTTCCGGCCATAGTACAAAAACCACGTCGTGTTGAGCCTTACGACGTGGTGCTTTCGGCGTTTTTTGGGGAGTTGTCCGGTCTGGCCTCCACATTGCGGGCAGAGCCCACGGTAAACGCTGCGAAAATGTTCTGTTGGATGTCCAGCAGGTCCTCAAAGGTCATGACCTCCTGCAAATCCTCCGTGCTGGGCAGGGTGGGCAGCTCGATTTCCTCGCCGCGCATTTTGGCGCGGGTGCGGCAGCGGTTCAAACCGCCATCGATCAGCAGCAGGGCCAGCTCCAGGGTGGTTTTCATCAGGGCACTGTACTGGTCTTTCTCGGCGTACTCACTCAGCAGGGCGCTCACCTTGTCGACGCCCTGGAAGCGCTTTTCGATGGCGTCCGTCGCCTTGATGGTAAGGCACATGGGAAATTCCACGCCCTCAATGGTCACGCGGCCCATGCGGTCATCGGTCTTGATCCACTCGGTTTTGTTCCACATCATAGCTTACTTATCCCCCAGCACTTTCTTGATAAACGCCACGGCTGCGGGCTCGGTGGCAAACAGCGTTTTGGGCACGATCTTCCACACCTTTTTGGCGCTGTCGTCCCGCAGGATGTTGTAGTCCAGCGTCTGGGTCTGCCAATCCACGGAATCGCCCTGGGTGGTGGCGTCGTCGTTGGGCACCTTGAATTTGATCTTGGTCAGCACAATGGCTTTCCAATAGCTCTTGCCGTCACGCTGCACTTTCTTCACAGCGCCCAGACCCAGGTAGGGAGGATCCATTTCCTGGTCATACTGATACGTCTCCACGGCCACATCGGTGGTGACGCTGTTGCCGTCCTTGAGGCCCATCACAAAGGCCTCTTCCTCAGGGGTGAGGCCGTCGATCTCACAGGAGCCGGTGCCGCTGGTAAAGGTTCCGCCGCCCACGGTCTCAGCCAGCTGATCGTCGGCGTAGAAGTCGTTGTCGTCGCTGGTGCTCACGTCGATGCTCATGGACACGGAGCGGCCCAGTTTGCGCACACCGGCGTAAGAGACCACGCCGCCCTCGGATGCATAGGTGGCAACGTGAATATTGGAAAAGCCAGTGGTCACAACACCATTATTGTTTGCCATATTTTCCCTCCAAAAGATAAAAGAAAAGCAAGGTGTCCACAGTGGACACCTTGCCGGGGTTGGTTATTCGTCTATCAGTGCAGCGATTTTTTCTTCGATCGTCACTTCCATGGCGTGCTCTGCATCCTTGCGGATTTTTTTCACGGTAGGAGCGATAAAAGGTGTTTTATTGCGGACGCTGCTTCCGCTTTCGGCACTGCGGGCAATCAGTGCGTTCGGCTCACCCTTGGGGTAAGTCTTGGTGCGCACTTCGTTGTACCCGTTAAAACCGATCTTGGTATTCCAGGCAAAATTTTTATGTTCCATGACGGCGATGCCAAGGCCGTTTTTAAGGCCGTCGGCCTGTTCCTTGGTTACACCGTCGAGGAGTTTTCCGTCTTTTTTGTCCTCTCCTGAGAGATAAAAGTATTTTTGCCCGGGAGGCAGGCTGTGCACAGTGATGTCGTCGATGGAGCTTTTAATGGCGTCCGCCACGACTTTTGCACCCTGGTATACAGCCTGCTTGCAGATGTCGTCTGTATTACGGCCCAGCTTTTCCAGGTTGCGGAGATACTGGGCGGAGCCTTTTGCAGTGATTCTAGCCACAGCCCGTCACCGTCCATCTCCATTCGTAGTGCCAGATGCCCCGGCCAGCCTCATACTGCACCGAGTTCAGATACCAGGTGATGCACTCAGAGGCGTCAAAGCTCTCCTCTAAGGCCTCGCACCATGGGTCAAGCTCGATTGTTGTAAAAAGGTCTGTCGTGCCTGTGACGGTTCTTTCTGCGTGCTTTCCGTCGGCGCTGAAATCATCTGCGCCATCTTCCTGCCACACAAAGTACCGCTTGGACTTCATCCGGCCCCCGTGGCTCACCTGGTCGGTGACTGCCGTGTGGGCTGCAATGATGCATTCACTCCACGTCATGGTCGTCCTCCTTGGTCAGCCGGGCGTCAAAGTTTTCTTCCACGGCCCGCAGGCTTAAATCCAGCGCGGGCGGGTAGCAGCCTTCCACGGCCTGCACCGTGTCGATGCGGTAGCGCTGGCCGTCTTCGGTCTGTGCCACGTCCTGGGAGCTGATCGGGATGCCCGGGCAGGGAACCCGCACCACCCGGACGATCTCGGCATTGTTCTGGCGGCTGAGGTACAACCGCTTGATGCCCAGCTGCCGCTCCTCGTACCGCAGCACGCATTTCTGGGTGAGCTTGTACACAGGCTGGCGGCCCGCCGGGGCCACGTCGGTGACGCCATAGACAATCACCGCGCCGCTGTTAAAGTTCTGGCTGATCTCAGCCGTCGGGCGCGTCGGCAGCTTT